CAACCGCAGGAGCAGCAACCGCAGGAGCAGCAACCGCAGGAGCAGCAACCGCAGGAGCAGCAACCGCAGGAGCAGCAACCGCAGGAGCAGCAACCGCAGGAGCAGCAACCGCAGGAGGAGGAGCAAAACCTGGATTAGTAGAAGTATTTGGCGTATTAAGTTGTGTTTCATAATTAGTAATTTTTGTCGTCAAAACCTGAAATTCTTCATCTGTTAAAATTTTTTTCATATCCTTTTCAATCTTCGTAATATGGGCTTCAATTTGATTGGAATAGTTATCCATTATTATATTAATTAATTCGCTATAATCAGGATAGTCTGAAATAAGTTTTTTTTTTCCATCTTCAATAGTATCATTGATTTCGGTAAAATAGGTTTTATATATACCGGATTCTGTATTGTACAACTCGTTAGAAATGTTTCTTATTATCTCTTGATATAAGTTATACAAATTGTCCATTATATTTTTTCTAAACGGGTCCCGGCTATTATTTTTTAAATTTTGGAGGTTTACTTTAAATTTCTTCTTATAATCTCTCACTTTTGATATTTTATTTTTATATTCAGGTGTTTCTCTATATGTGATAATTTTATTATATGAGATAGTTATTTGTTGTTCTATATTTTTTTTAATTATATTATTTACAGGACTAACTAAACGTGGTTCAATAGACTCACATAGTTTTACGGTATTAAAATTTTTTATTGGGTTGTAGTCATCGCTTGAATAATTAAAATCTGGAATATCGGTTTTGATAGGATTATTATCATTTTTAGGTAACAAATTTTTGAAATATTTGTCGTTTTCAATAACTGCTATTAAATTAGGAATATTTTTTAGCTTGATTAAATAGTATTTTTCACCATATAATATATCATATAAGGTTTTATATGCTTCTTTCATAAATGTTAAATTCGGGTATATTATTTGTATTGGGTTTGTAATTGGATATGCAGGTAAATTAACAAACTTCATATCCGATTTTTTCTCTCTTTTGTTAAAGTTAAAGCCAAAAAAATCACCAGTACTTGAATTACCAGGACTACCAGGACTACCACGATTAGTCAGACTACCACGAGAACCACTACTACCACGAGAACCACTACTATTACGTCTACTTCTATTAGACCTGGCTGCAGAAGTACCGGCACGTCTACCACTACCACTGCCACTACCATATCTACCTCCTTTTAATGATTTTATTCTTAAATTTAATGGACGTTTTCTAACACGTTTCGTGCGTGAATTACGAACCTTGTGAGAATTATTGAATACCATATCATCGTCTGAAAGTATATTATCATCTTGAACTGAATCACGTAAACTTTTCGCTCTTTTATTTTTATTATAACGCCGTCCATTTGATCGTGAAGAATGTATTTTTTTTCTACTTTGAATTTTACTTTTTAGCAACTTTTCTATTTTATTTCGGGATAATTTCATCCTTCTTTGTTCTTATATAAAATGAATATATTTTTTCAAGGTCTATAAACATAGATAACTTATGACGGATATTATAATAAATAATATAGTATATTAGATAATATACTATATTAGATAAATGCTAAAGAATATAATATAGGTTATGATATGGTATTTATTATATGTTGTATATATGTTAAATTAATAAAATTAATAAAATTAATAAGATGAATAAATAATACTATTATAATATAGTATTATAGAATGTCGGCGCCATTAATTATTGTAAAAAATACTCAAGCTGATAAAATATGTAACCTAAAATGTTCATATCAGTTTGATTATGCCCCAACGAATCTCCAACTTAAAAATATGGGTGATTATTTACAGTGGAAAGTAGATGAAGTAACTACCCCGCCAGTAACGTATAATGATGATCTATATAATGTACTAGAAGCACGTATTTATTGGCAATCGCTTCATGCTTATTTAAATGATAGTACAACCGAACCCGTATATGCAGATGCTGAATTAGTTATCATACACGTAAATCGTAAAAACACTAAACAGTTATTAGTATGTGTACCGATTACACAATCGTCAACAACAACGGCGGATAGCGCAATGTTTTTTGATTATATTATGACTGAAGTTGCGCGTACGGCTCCATCCAAAGGACAGCAAACCTCCTATAATAAATCAACATTTACTTTAGATAAATTTGTGCCTAATAAACCCTTTTATTCATATAATGGTACTCTACCTTGGCCGCCTGAGAATGGATCATTTGATTATATTGTATTTGATAAAGAAGATGCAATAACAATATCAACAAATGCATATGAAGTTCTTAAAAGAGTAATTGTTAATAATGAGATAAGCGCACTTAGTGAATCAAGTGTAGACGCAGATTTATTTTACAATCCAGAAGGACCGATTCCGCCTAATGCTGGTGAAATCTATATTGATTGCCAACCGACAGGGGATGATGGAGAGATATTAGTTCCTGCTAAAATGGACTCGGGAGGAATTTTAGATAATGAATTATTAAAACGGATGTGGAATTTCACTATTGTTAAATTATTTATTGGTGGTTTAATAATGATTATTTTATGGAAATTAGCAACAAAAATATTAAATAGTATTGCAAAAAGTGCGTCAAGAGTAGATGCAGGCAGAGCAATCAAAGAAGCATCAGTTGGGAATGTAAAAGGAGCAGTGAATATGGTAGAAGGTGATTTAAATACGAAGTGAAATTAAAATTAAAATGATGCTATATTAAAATTTATACAGTTAATATATATATCATCATTTATGTCTAAAATAAAAAAAACATATTCAGAGTGTCATAAAAAACCTCAAGAAGAATGTCTAAAATTAGATACTTGTTTTTATACAAATGGAAAAACCCGTAAATTTTGTCGTAAGAGAAAAAACACTAGAAGAACTATACTAAATAGAGAAGACAAGGTTAAAAAAACCCGTAAAATACCGGTAAAAGAGCGTGTGTTAAAATTAACCAAAAAAAATAGAGAAGCAAAAGAGCAACTCCAAAGAGCCAAAGAAGAAGAAGAAGAAAAAGCGGCAGCAATCCAAAAAAAAAGAGAAGCGGCCAAAGGCGTTATCCAGCGGTTTATGAATAAAACCAAACACCGCCGTAAAGCAATGTTTTTAAAAGCAGTGTGTTTAGATTCGGGGGTGTGTTTAGCATTTGGTAATTACAATAACGAGATTAAAAAACATTTTGGCGGGTTTGCCAATTTTGAATACGCCATTGCACCAATTAAACGGATTGGTTCTCCGTCGGCAAATGGGTTTATAAATGAAATTCAGTATGACCATCACGGATATAAAGCGTATGCAGTATTGAAGTCGTCAGTAAAACCGAGTTCGGATAATTTAATGTATGAGTATATGGTCGGTCAATACGTCAATAAATTAAATAAACGTTTCCCTTGCTTTGTGGAAACGTATGGCTATTATATTTATGATGATAAAATGAAGGTAAATACCAAAGGAGTATGGACATTTTTAAAGGATTCAAAAATAACAGCGAATATGGATACAATAAAGAAAGGACTCATTCTTCAAAAAACAACGGATTATAAAAAAGCGTGTAAACAATCAAAATTTTTGGCTATATTAATACAGCATCTAAAAGGAATTCTTCCAATTAAAGATAGATTTAGAAGTCCGAGATTTGTAAAATATGAATTGGCAAATGTGCTTTTTCAGATATATACGCCACTCAGTATATTAGGATATTCATTTACCCATTATGATTTACACCATGAAAATGTGAATTTATATGAACCGGAAAAAGATAGTTATATTCAATTTCATTACCATATAATGAATAGAACATATTCATTTAAATCCAAATATATTGCGAAAATCATTGATTATGGACGTTCGTACTTTAAAGACGAGGAATCAGGGATAGATAGCAAGAAAATACACACTGATTTATGTAAAGAAGATAATTGTAAACCGTCTTGTGGATATAATAAAGGATTTAGTTGGATGAGCGATTCGCCTGTTCCGTCTTCTTCCTATTGGATTAGTTCACAAAAAAGGAATGCGAGTCACGATTTGCGTTTATTGAATGAAGTAAAAATTGGCACAAAGGCAAATCAAACTGACCAATATCTTCCAAGTGGGTTAAAATCAGTATTACAAAAATTAAAATACGATAAACATTATGGAACACCTGAAATGGCACAAGGTTTCCCAAATGCAACCCAAAATGTATTTGATGCGGTTATGGAAATTGGAAATATAATATCATTGCCTGAACAAATTCAACAAAATGAAGATATGTATCGCGGAAAAACAAAATTAGGGGATTTACATATTTATTGTGGAAAAGATGATACGAGACCAATGAGATTTGTAACGGCGTAATAAATCATAACTTAACACATTTGTTTTAAAGTAATATATGATGTTATCATAATACCAAACATATTGACAAAGGCCAAAAACAAACTAGTTAAAAAGTCGCGGTAAAGTGTGTTTTTGTCTTTTTCTGGATGGTATAAAAAGTCGCCATAATACAACCCAGCATTGATCAACGGCGGTAAAATAGACACAGTTAAACTAATACCGGCAATCACCACGTAATCTTTGTAATATGTTGAAATGCCCACAGTGATACCAGCAATTAAAGCAATAATAAAAGCAACGACCATATGCTGAACTGTAATCCGTCTACGCATTTCTTCCGTCGGCGAATCAAAAAAATCAAAATACTCGTTACCATACCCCATTCCAATACCAATTACAACAATAATGGTAGATAAGACAATCACACTAAGAATACCATTAATTGTATGTTTATATTCATTTGTGATAATGCCGCTAATACTACGCAATAAAGGTGATGTTAATGGCGAAACTAACATACTACCTAAAACAACATCACCACTATTGTATAAAAATCCTAATCCGCCTAAAATACCACCTAATATAGCATATAATATATTAATTTTACTCACATTTAATACGGATACATAATTGATATCACGAATATTCTTTATTAATTTACGGCATCTTGGATTGTGAATATTATTATTTTTTTTACCCTTTTTGTCATTTTCAAACATAAATTATTGTATATAAAATAAACATATTATTTATTTTATACGAATATGATGGTTTTACACTATCTATATTTATTCTAACATAGATGCTCCATGTTGATCATCCAATACTGGCTTGTATTCTAAATTAGAATCAGCTCCTTTAATGACTAGAGGCGCCATTTTATCAACCATTTCTTCTTCTAAAGCGCCATTAAAGTTGGTTTTGGTTGTTGTTAAGCAAGAGCAGGTGCCACTGCATCCGCAACTCTTCATTTGATTCATCGCTGTTGGCGGAACAACTGTATCTTCATTAAACGAGCGCATTTCATTCATTTTGCTGGTTTCAGAAGGCAGATAATGTTTCATGCCATACGTTCCGGTTGCAACACTAGATGTTTTGATGATTTGGTAAGCAACCACAAAACCGAGAACACCAATAACGGGGTTCGTTTTCATGAACAAGACCGCGGCAATAACAACAACCAAAACTTTACCGAAAATATTATCAATCATTTCTGCTAAAAAATCAGGGGTTTGAACATTGAATAAAATATAAATAACGAAAATAACACCTAAACTTAATTGGGACGGTTTTTCAGAAACAAAATGATCAAATGATTTCTTGAAACTTTTCATTTATATATATATAACATAATTATAGATTAAAAATACGATAGCATAAATTTAAATAACTATAAATGACATATGATAAAATATAAAATTGATTAAACTATAAAGAGAGAAAACCCTATAATATATAATATACATATCTCTTCATATCAAAATGGCAAATACAAAAACAACCCAAAATGAAGTAAGTACTTATCTTGGTCAAAAAGGATACACAGTATTTAAAGAATGTTTGGACGGAAAGGAACAACGCACAATTCGCAGTGACTTAAATGTACGTCCGTATATTCCCAAATCACCGATTCAGCCACCCTCTTACCCCGTATTCCGCGAATCAGCATTAAAATATTACTTACCGCGTTATTATGGGTTAAAGCATTACGGCAAAGCAGACGAGAATCGCTTACCACCTGGCGACGATATTAATATCCCATTTGAAGGTGATTTGCGCGATTATCAGATCAATATTGTGGATATTTATAAGAAAAGCGCTGCTTCGGTTGGCGGAGGCCTCTTAGAGATTCCCTGCGGACGCGGTAAAACGGTGATTGCTTTGAAAATCATTAGTGAACTTAAAAAGAAAACATTAGTGATTGTCCATAAAGGGTTCTTATTGAATCAGTGGATTGAACGGATCGGGCAATTTCTACCTAATGCCCGCGTGGGGCGTATCCAAGGGCAAATTATTGATATTGAAGGGAAAGATATTGTTATTGGGATGCTGCAATCTCTCTCAATGAAAGAATACCCTGATGATATGTTTAATAGTTTTGGACTAACCATTGTAGATGAATGCCATCATATTTCGTCAGAAGTATTTTGTCGGTCGCTTCAACGCATTATGACAGCCTATACGTTGGGATTAAGTGCGACGATGATTCGGAAAGATGGATTGACGAAAGTGTTTAAAATGTTTTTGGGTGATATTGTGTATAGCGAAGAACGTGAATCTACAGATGAAGTGTTGGTGAAAGCGATACAGTATGTTGTGGATGACCCCGATTTTAATCAAATGTGTTATGATTATCGTGGTAATCCGGCGTATAGCACAATGATTTCTAAATTATGTGCGTTTAATGGACGGAGTGAATTTATTTTACAAGTCATTGAAAAAGAATTTAAGATTGCACCAGATCAGCAGTTAATGATTTTGGCACATAATAAAAACTTATTGACATATTTACACGATGCGATTGCTCACCGGAAAATTGCGGAAGGGTCTGTGGGATACTATGTGGGTGGAATGAAAGAAGCGGAATTAAAGAAAAGCGAGACGTGTAAAATTATTGTGGCGACATATGCAATGGCAGCGGAAGCACTGGATATTAAAACATTGACGACGTTGGTCTTGGCGACGCCTAAAACGGATATTGTACAAGCCGTCGGACGAATTTTGCGGGTGAAGCATGAACGGCCGATGGTAGTAGATATTATTGATTCACATGAAGTGTTTTTAAGTCAGTGGCAAAAAAGACGGAAATATTATAATCAAAATAATTATCAAATAATGCATACAAAGAGTCCGTCGTATGTATTAGATAAATGGAGTGATGCTCATACAAGCACCAAAAAATGCACAAGAACCAAAAAAGACACAAACACAAGCACAAGCAAAGCAGGCGCAGGCTCAAAAAAGGATTTTCCCCTAAATAAAAGTCAATTAAGTGGATTATCGGGACCAAGAGGAAATCTCTTATCTAAAGGCGCATCCGCCGCTGCTATGTTTATAAATACCTCTTGCGATGAAGCTCAAAAAGAAATGGAATTAGATGAAGAAAAATATAGAAATGAGGATGAGGATGAGGATGATTATACGAAAGAATATTATGTTAGTCCTAGCGGAAATCAAATGTTAAAAGGACGCTGTTTTATTTAAGTTAAGTTAAGGGATGTGTTATGATATGTTATGTATTTATTTACGCGACATCTTTCGCGATTTTTTTCCTTTTTTGCTTTTTTTGCCTTTTTTGCTTTTCTTGCTTTTTTTGACCCGGCGGCGACTACATCCTTTTTGCTTATATGTGTAATTTTTGCTGCTTTTACGTTTCCTTCTAAACCGACGAGAACCACCACCGCTCATAAAGTTGTTGCCACCTCGTGCTCCAACTTCGCAACCGGTGCAGTTGCGGTCAATAGGCGCATAACTACCAGCGTATAAATTGTTATTACCGCCATTTGTATAGCCGAAACCAGCGCCTCCGCCTTGCACAACATTGGCGGGGTTTACATTAGACGAAAACATATTTGCCTGTCGCCCATAATTTTCAGCACCTAACGGGAAATTATTTGTATCTAAAGATTTTCCATCAATATTGGCGGGACTATACGGTAACATATGTCCACCTGTTTGTTTTATTTTTTTATGTTTGTCGCCACCAACAAACATAGCTTGCCCACCACTTAATCCTTTTGTAGTGCTAACGCCAGCAGTCATTTTTTCGTAATATGGTTCTAATCCACCATTCATCCCTTCATTTAAATCGTACCCATTCAAAGGTTCTAGCCCCCCGCTTCCGCCACGCATACCACCTTTTTTTTTATTGTTATTGCCGCCCATAGGAATAAAGCCAGCCATCTTATATATACATTTTATATATATTTTATTATTTTTATTTTTTAAATTTTGGAGACAACTTTCACCGGTTCCCATTTCTTAAACCGTTTTGAATAAACGCATTCCATTACTACTGTTTTTTCTAAATCAACAAACCGATCTAATTCAGTATTTTCAAATTCATCTTCATCGTCGCTTTCTTCTAATAAATCTAAATTCGTATTTTCTTTAATATTCCTAAATAGCGAATTCAATAGAACACTGCTTTTATACGAAGATACGAGTGCTTGTTCAAATATCTTATTATCATCCGTATAAAGCATATATTTATCCGCACCTAATTCAGCTTTTACCTTAAATTGTTTATTTTGTGTGTTATATTGATTCGGTTTATTATATTGAGTAGAATTAGTTGTAAGTGGTTTTGGTGTACTTGGCATATGTTGCTGATGATTATGCTGTTGCTGATGATGATTATGCTGTTGCTGATGATGATTATGCTTTATATGCCGTATATTTGGAATACCAATGCCATACGTTTTATATGGCAGTGCATTTAACTGTGCTTCAGCGTCTTCATATGTGCTCGTCATCACCGGCATTCCCATTACAAGTGTGGTAGAAGGGACATATGCAACTTGTTCAACTTCACTCTGAAACATTGCCAATAATAAATTTAATTTATCCAGATAAGGTTTTTTATGAACTTCATTACCTTGATACACGTGTAATTGTTCACACGTGAAATAATGTTGGTTATGGTGTAAGAAGTATGTGCCGTAAATAACAGTACCCAATGCTAATTTATCACTAAACGACGATGGAAATACTTGCACATCACTATAATTTCCACGATCGTTCAATTTCACAAGCAAACACACGTGTATGTCTTTCCAATATGTATACCAAACAACAGCTTTGGGGCCTTTCGGTATAATATAGTATACACTAGAATGAACTTTCTTATGTAGTTTGGGTTCATAGGAAAGTTCTAAAGAGGGTAAATGAGACAATAAATCTTTCTTTTCATCTTGGGTAAACAACATAATGGAATGGCGATGTGTTGTATTGTTATATTCCATAAAGAGAAATCTTTATATCTTTATAAAAACACAAATAAATAAATTGAATTCAATTTTAAAATAAATATAGAAGACAATATCCAGATATCCCACCCGGTAATTAAAGAATGCCTTTATTTACATTCGTCACTTTTGTCTTGTGTATTTTACTTTGGACCATTTCGTGGCGTATATTAGAGAATTATTATAATAATCATCAAATCTATAGTCCTCTCTTTATTCCAAAAGAGAAAAATCGTGTTGACGGTGTCTTCTCCAATGATCTAGAAAATGGACTCTATTATCACAATACACATAAATTAAATAATATTAAAATGTTGAATAAGAGTCAAACTCATTCGCCCCCAATATATTATTATTAGATTCGTTATTACTATTCATATTACTATTTTTCATAGTTTCACTTTCAGGATTTTTTTTCAAATCGTTTAAAAAAGAAGATAATTCTTCTGTCATTTTATCGTCATTAATTGTCTCAAATTTTACATTTATATCCTTTCTTGTGCCATTGCCTTGCATTGTTTTAAACATTTCGTTATTTTGTTGATTTGGTTTATTGACTAAATCTTTTATCTTAGGCACCGTTAAAGTATTTAAAAAGAATATATACAGATGATGTATTAAATAAATAATTGTTAAGGATATAAACCCCCATTTTAATATAGATAATAACATTGATTTATTATTTATATATGAAAATATATGTTAAATGATAATTATAACGTATCCACCAAAACAATATGAAAATACATTTGTACAAACTTACAATTGTAAATATTTCATTAATTCAGAGCGAATAGGTTCTTTATGTATTATAGTATCATTATCTCCCGGTATATAAAAATAATTATCGTGTAAAATATCATTTTGAAATTCAACAACCCATTCTATTTGACTTGTAGGTGTTAACCGAAAACGCTGTTCTTCTGTATATTCATTATATGCCCTTGGTGCAACTTGATAAGATATTTCTTCACTACGAATAAATTTACTTTTATCAATTGATACAGGATAAACACCAATCATTGTTTTTATAACAGGAATATCAACAATATCAACATTGTATATTTGATTATCTTCTATTTCCATTAACCCATTAATGGACCAAATATAACTAATATAAGAAGTCTTATTAATAAATGGTTCAAGCTTTTTTAAAATATTATGACTTTCTATATACTGATTAGATAGAATAAATATTCGCATTTTTATAAAATAGTTATAATTAATATAATTAAGTGGAAACTATTTAAACCTATTACCTATAGTATATATAATATAAACCATTTACACGTATGACTTCTATTGTTTTGATTGAAACAAATGGTACTGTAAAAACACTGAAGGCAAAAGATGTATCGCCGGAGTCATTGTATAAAAAGTGTGGGTTCCGTGTAGCAGATGATTTTATAAAACGGTATACGTGGAATGTCCGCTTGAAAAAAACAGATGAAGAACGATTTGTTGTATCTGTATGGTCAAAAAAGAACGGGAAGGCCAATTTTGAAAATAAGTATGATTTTCCGCCACCAATTGATAAAGAATTGTATTTTGGTACGTGTGCAATTGTGCGAACGAGCGAAAATAATGAAAACGAATTTATTAATTTGACAAAAGAAATGTGGGAAAAAATTTATGAAAAATTGTTCGGAGGATTTGAAGATCTGGGACATGAAGATGAATATAGTGAAGATGAATTGAACAATATAGATCCGTCGCTGTTAACTTCGCATGGTTATTTAAAAGACGATTTTGTTGTTTCAGACAAAGAACAGATTGAATCAGTGTCTGAGGCAAGTACACCACCAAATACCCCTATTATTTCTATTCCTAAGAAAAATAAAAAGAAGACGGCAACTACAAAGGAAACAAAAACGAATAATAAAAAGAAAATAAAACTACAACCAAAAGAAGAAACAACATATGGTAATGGCGATAGTGAAAGTGAAGATACAGGGACCTCGTCTGAATTAGAAGAGGAATTATATACATTTTCTGACGAGGATTAAATTATGAATTTGTATCGTGTCTACAATTTGGATTTCCTAATAAAAATTTAAAATGATTAAACCGAGATTTATATTCCTTTTTTTTTTTGCCATAATAAATGTATAATCCGATAATAGTTAATATAATAAATAAGTCATACAAGTGACTAATATATTTATTTATATGGATAACACTTTTTTTGGACTCTACTAATGCTTTATCATTTTCTGTATTATCTGTATCATTTATTTTTTCATCAGCTACAGTAGACAAAATGTGATTTTTTTTTAATGTTAATACATATGCTAATAATAATAAAATACAAAGAAATAAAAAAATATATTTTGGTGTTTTTGCCATTAACATAAACCAAAAATATAATATTGCAGATTGCTTAAATGACTCTTCAATACTAAGATTTTGATTTGGAACTGTTAATATAACAAAAAATAACATAGTAAAAAAACCTAGAATATGTTTAAAGTATATATTATCTGAAAATAAATCTTGTACCTTACAAGGGAAAATGGGTCCTATATAATTTGCAGAAACAATTAAAACTAACGTAATAATTGAAAAAATAGGGTATTTGTCAGTATCCGAAATCATATATATATATTGATAATAAATAATATAAAATATAATAAAATTGAAAACAGTTAAAAATAATATGCTATTGTATATTACATTTATTATTAACAATATGCGCACTGTAAAAAATCCGGCTGAGTTTCGTAAAAATGTTTGCATTCAACTTGAACAAATTTGTTCATCGCCACCCGGCTTTACGAAAAATATGATTGAAAATATGGAAAAAAGTCTTTACAATACATCTATTAAAGAAGCAGGCGAACGCGATATTGTAAAGAAATGGGATAATCCGTCTTTCGTGCAACTGTATACCGATCGTCTCCGATCAATCTATATTAATTTAAAACAATCGGATGAATTTCGGCAACGGCTAATTAACAAAGAAATCAAAGCACAAGACGTTGGTGAAATGACTCACCAAGATATGGCACCAGCAAGATGGCAAAAATTAATTGAAGAAAAGAAAATTCGTGATGAAAACAAGTATACTCCAAAGTTAGAAGCGTCAACGGATAATTTCACATGCCGTAAATGTAAATCTAAGAAATGCAGTTATTATCAGCTACAGACACGGTCAGGCGATGAACCGATGACGACCTTTGTCACGTGCTTGGATTGCGGAAGCCGCTGGAAATGTTAAAATTTATAGTAAATTTTTATAGTAATTTTTATAGTAATTTTTTTTACTATAAAAATCACAAACGACGCTTTTTTGTATATCTTGGTTTTTTAACACGGCGTTTTTGTTTTTTTGTTTTTCTTTTCTTAGCTCTAGTCTTCATACCCTTATTTCTAGAGTTTGTTCTTCTGATAGTATACCGTTTTTTATTATATTTTTTCCCTCTCTTTTTCGCCGTTTTTCTATTATTATGTTTTTTACCTCCTTGAGAATTTGTACCAAACATCGCTATAATGTTTTCTACCGTAAATTCATTACTACCATTGGGACTTGCTTCTGTAAATGAAAATGTTTTAGTATCTTTATTATAAGCTACTTGTTTATCTTTACCATTATAATTAATATCAAATGTCGTTCCTATCTTATTATCATTATCTTTAGAAATAGATGTAGTTGGCTCTTCTAAAAATTTATCTAATATTTTTTCATTATATTTAGAAATTATAGGATTATGTTCTTCAAAAAAAATCTTAACAATTGACGATAAATAATTATCTACTCTTTTTTTAGTATTTGGGATTACACGTATAGCACCGTATTTCTGGTTATCTTGTAATATTTGAAATTGTTGTTTCCAAGTGTTTTCCTCAATTTTTTGTTTTTTTGACCACTCACCAAGTCCAATACGTTGAGTTGGGTCTGCTCTTAATTTTGCTTCTGCTGCTTCTTGTTCTGCGTTGGCAGCGGCATCAGCTGCTTCTTGTTCTGCTTTGGCGGCTGCATCAGCTGCTTCTTGTTCTGCTTTGGCGGCATCAGCTGCTTCTTGTTCTGCTTTGGCGGCTGCATCAGCTGCTTCTTGTTCTGCTTTGGCGGCATCAGCTGCTTCCTTTTCTGCCTTGGCGGCTGCATCAGCTGCTTCTTGTTCTGCTTTGGCGGCATCAGCTGCTTCTTGTTCTGCCTTGGCGGCTGCATCAGCTGCTTCTTGTTCTGCTTTGGCGGCATCAGCTGCTTCCTTTTCTGCT